CTTGCCGATCCCACTTGTGATTAATCCGATGGTCTAACTCTGCAAGTCTGTTAATCTCTTCAAAGTTTTCTTTCCCTATTATTTTAGGTAAATTAACTCGGTACTCGCCTTCATTCCCCTCTCTTCTTATATTGCATTTTATACACTGTCCGTTAATGTTAAATTCATGAAATTTAATAGTAGCGAATAGCTCAGCCTTATACAGATGACCAGCTTGATGCTCTGAGTGATATGGTGCTTTACAACTTATGCAAGGCTTATTTTTATCTCTTAGTCTGATGTACTTATGACAAACATTTTTTACAGATTCTAAAAGCGTTGTAAGACTATTTCTGTCTTTGCGTTCCTTCTTATATTGTTGGAATTCTTTTCTTGGTTTGGTTGCTTGTAGCGTTGCTTTCTGTAATTCTATGCGTCCGCGTTCGTCATTAATTAACCAATCACATCGACATGAGTCGCACAATCCGAACTTTCTGTATAGTGTTTCTTTACCGCAACTCTTAAATCCTTTTGCCTTTCCAATTCCTTTGCACTTCTTCGGTTTTGTTTCTATCATATATCTTTAAAAAACCAGCCTATCCACTAAAATAAGCTGGTAAAACAACCAACATTTAAAAAGGTAAATCATTCGCTTGATCTGGTGCATCTAATTGCTCTACTCTCCAGCCAGAAATAGAGTTAAAATACTTTGCTTCGCCTTGTGGATTAATCCATTCTCTACCCCCTAAGTTGATAGATACTTTGACATGATTACCAACCTCAATTTTTTCTAATAAATCAATCTTATCCTTTACAAAATCAATAGCAATATCTTGAGGGTATTGATCCTCTGTTGTAACTACTAATTGTCTTTTTGTGAAACCACTCCCAAAGGTTTGGGTTTCTCCTAATACTTTAATCTTTCCGCTTACTTCCATTTTCTTATTTATTTAATTAATTATTCGTTTTTTAGTATTGATATTTCACTATTCATTGAAATAGAAACCCCCCTTGCAGATTCTAAAATTTTACGGGTCATGCGTAACTCTGGAACTTGATTATCTGCCTTTGTTACCGCTTTAGCGTTGCTGGTTGTTTCATTATAAACAATTCTATTCCATTCATTAAATGCCTCTATATTGTGCTTTGTTAAATAATATATATTACAAGACAATTCACGTTGCATTATTCTGAGGTTCTCAGTACTTTGCCATGTACCCGATTCATACAACTCTATTAATTCAGTTATTTTATTTAAAACTTCAATCATTATGTTTATAGATATAATCTTGTTTAATCTCTTGTAGTTTCTTAATACTTTTAACTATATTTTTAAACTTATCATCCTCTTTATAAAGCTTGTTTGTGTCTGGAATCACTTTGTAACTAATTAACTCGGTCACTTGGTTTAAATAGTCTTCTAAATCAGTAACAAACTCAGCTTGTACTTTAAAGGTTGTATTAATTGAGATGATAGTATCTTTAAGAAGTTCCATTTAGTTGCGTTTTTAACTGATCTTTTAATCCAAGTAATTGCAATTGTTCCGTTCTCGCTAAACCTTTGTAAACTGTTTGAAGTTGTTGTAAATTTTTACACTTTCTTAGCTTTTGATCTGGTGTGATTACTACGTGCTTTTGCTCTCCTCCAGCGTCCGTATCTTTATCGGTTACAAGACATAATAAACTACTTAAAGAATACCTTCTTATGTAAGAAGTTGCAGATCCTAAAACTTGAAATTCATTCATCTTAGCTAATGATACATTTTGAGGAATATCTGTAACACTTTCAATTCTTTCTCCACTTTCAACATGGAAAACTATTGTTTTAATGCTTTTAGATTCCATTAATTGGGTAAATCCTAAGCCATTAGATTTAAGGAGCGGATTAATAACCTCAAAGATTGCTGGTAGGTCTGCATAAGAGTAACCATAGCCTTTTGTCCCTTTGTGAATTACGGGGACTTCTTGTTGGAAGTTTGCCAACGCTTTAAATAAGTTTTTCATTTTCTTTATCTTTTAGTTTGGTTAATATTTATTGTTTTCTATTCTTATAATCATCTATAAAATCTTGTGCTTTTTCTATCTTTATTTTACTAAAGGCTTTTTGATGCTTTATTATGTAAAGGCTTTTAATAAATTTAGAATCGTCTTCTTTGGTTTTCATGCCTTGATCCATTAATTCATATATGTAATAGATTAAGAAGAGGCTAACTAAAAATAGAATCAGCATAATAATAGATAGTTTCATAGTTTGATTTTTTATTAAGTGAATAATGCTTTGATCATTTTGTTTTTAGCGATCTTATTACTTTTGTTTATTTTCTTTTTTTTTAACGTGCCTAATATTTTTCTTGCATGTTCTTTACCATCCTCTGAAAGGGATTCAAGCTGAAAAATAATATGGTGATCTAAAGCAGTCATTTTGTTAGGTTGTAAAAATCAGAGAACAGATTAAACTCTGATTTTTAAGTGATACACGGGTTGAACGTATTCCGTTTTTATTTTTCTTGTAATACTTTTATTAATGCGTTTAATTTATCCTTTCCTATCTCTCTATAAATTCCAATTAAAAAGGTTATTAGTTCTTGGTTCTTTTTATTATCAACTGTTACGTTTGTTCCTTGTCTTATTTGTGATAGATATTGTAGGCTTATGTTACCTTTTTTAGCCACCTCTTTGTGTTTACCAACTTCTTCGGAGACCATCTTTAATTCGTCTCTTAGAGCATTTACTTTTAGCATATTTTAATCCTTTTTAAAATTTAATTTCTTTTATTTAAAAACCGTATTCAGTTTTAAAAACTTTAATAAAACGCAATTCGCTTTTTTTATCTGTTTCCATTTCATACGCTAAATCATGTAAACCATAATCGTTAGCGGTTTTAATTAATTCATCAGATTGATTATAGATATGTTCGTAATCGAAATTTATTTTATCGAAGGATTCACGTATTAATCTTGTTACTATTTCTTTACTTTCCTTAGTTGCGAGTATTGTAGCCATTGACGTATGTATTAAATGTTTTTAGTTGATGTGGTTTAGTTGTTATTTTGTAGTATCTGTTTCCCACTTTTCTCGATACTTCTTTTTGTTGTTCAATTGATAAAGCCTTGTATTCTACGTCATAAATTGATCTTGAAACAAAGTTTAACGAGTAGATAATTTTCTCTGCATTCATAATTTTTAGTTTACTTGTTGATAGTTAAGTTTTTACATATCGTATTTATTAACATTAACCCCGTAATTATTAGTGTATTACAGTAATAAAGTCGTTATTTGTGTATGTAACTTATACAAATATATATACACTGTATGTAAAAAACAAATATTTACATACAATTTAAACTAAATAAATCTCAAGTAGTTGATTTACAGTAATATAGAAATAAAGAGAATTCGTAAAAATAATGGCTTAACTCAGAAAAGTTTTGCGAATTCATTAGGTGTTACCATTAATTCTGTTCAAAAATGGGAAAGCGGAGATAGAACACCAACAAAAGAAATGTGGTTTTTTATAAGATCATTATACAATATTGATATTAGTGATGAAAAAAAACCAAAAGAGGAGTTTAAAGGATCTTTTAAAAATTATAATGTAGAAAAGAAATTAAATGTAATGTATGAGGTGCTGGGAACACTTGTAGAGAATACAAAAGATTTAAAAGAGCAAGTAAACCATAATGAAAAAATTCTGTCTCGTACCATTAGAAACCAATTAGAACACAATCTCGAATCGCAAAAAGAAATACAAAAAATAAAGAAAGATAAATCAGTAAGAAGGTTAACCTAATAATCTTAATTTATGAGTATAATCCATACCATAAGTCACTACACCATGTAAAAGAATTAATTTATCGTTGGATTTAATACTAATACATCTCTCTAATAAATTACGATGTTCAATTACGACATCTCTATAATTTATGAAATCAGTTTCGGCGTGATGATAACCAAGATATAAAGACTGATAAAAATTAATGAAGTTACTAAACATGAGTTTATCATTAGAATTTAAATGTCTTTTATAGCTCTGTAAAGATTTTAATAATTCATCAATACCCCCAGCGTTATCAATTATTGAAATAAGATTTTTTTGTAATGGGGATTGTTTGTGCATTTATTATATTTATTAAGTCTAAATATACATAGATTAATACGTTTAAAAAAGTAATAAAAGTTAAATAATAAAAAGTAAAACAAAAAGTAAAACATTGATATTAAAAGTAAGAAATTAAGTTATTGATAATCAGTTAATTAGCTTTTTAAATCGTTCATTTTTAGGATTCATAACCCTGAGGTCACGGGTTCAAATCCCGTTCTCGCTACATTGTAAAGATCTAAAAAACAACGGTTTAAGAAATTTTAAATCGTTTTTTTTATGTTCAAAAATAAAAAGTACAACAAAAAGTACAACATTTTAAAACTTAACTTTATGCCTAAAAATTACTCTATTGGTCTTTATACGGGAGGAGTCGAAATAGATAAATGGGATTCTTTGACAAAGCAAGAAAAAACGAAATCACTTAAAAAAAGCTGGTTTTTGTTTTGGAGATTCCGTAATCCAGAAACGGGAAAGCTCGAAAGACAAAAAAATCATAAAGGAGGAGTAAACTATTTAAAAAATAAAACTGATAGATTAAAAGCATTGCTTCAATTAAAAAAGGTTATGATAATGTGTATAAATGAAGGCTATTCTCCTTATAATGAAAAAGATGTAATTAGTTTTGGAGAAGAGCAAGAAGAAAAAATTAATTCAGTAAGTGAGGCTTTTAATCTGGCTTTAGAGCAAATTAAATTAACTGTTTCTATTAGTACATATAATGACTATAAAAAAACTGCTTTAAACTTTCAAAAATTCTTAGGAAAAGAAAACCAACGGAAAGATTTACGTCTTTTAAATAAAAAGATTGTAATTAAATACCTTAATGAAGTTTTAAAAAAGACCTCCGCCAGAACCCGCAACAATTATAAAGCAGATTTATCCGCTCTTTTTTCTGTTATGGAAAAGAAATTATTATTAATTGATTATAACTTTGTAAAGAATATTGAGAAAGAAAGAACTTTAGAAAAGAGAAATAGAACATTATCGAATAAACAATTAAAAGAAATAACTGATTTTTTAAGAGAAAATGATCCTTTACTCCTATTAGTAGTAAAATTCGTTTCTTATAATTTTTTAAGACCTATTGAAGTTTGTAGGCTAAAGTTAAAAGATTTAAACTTAGATGATGCTCTATTATATTACCAAGCAAAAAACAAACCTTTAAAAACGAAACGTATTCCTTCTATATTATTGAATGATTTAAAGAAAATGAATTTAGATAATTATAATCATGATTGTAATTTAATAACTCCTTCGGGGATTCCTTCTATTTGGGATGCAACCGACCAACAAAGAAGGTCTACAATTACACGAAGATTTACCCGTTTAAAAGTAAAGATGGCTGAGGCGGGAATTAATTTAGAAAAAGGAGATAATATATATTCTTTCCGTCATTCTTATATTACTAACCTATTTAGACATTTAAGAACACAAGAAAATTTATCTTTTAATGAGGCAATAAAACAACTTATGCCGATAACGGGACACGATAGCGAGAGCGGTTTAATGAACTACATTCATAAGATAGACGCGGATATTCCGAAAGATTGGTCTGAGAAGATTGATATTGTTATTTAAGACCTTTCGATCTCTGTTTTAACTATTCTATAAGAATCGTTTTCAAATTCGGTGTTTCCTTTTCGTCCGAAATGAGTGTAAAAATTATCAACTTTTAAATCTACTGAAATACAAAGAGCCTTTATACTTCCAAAGACTTTTAAAATATTTGTTTGCTTGTTTAAATAAATATATGGCATATTTTAAATTTAATGGGGTTTTTACTTTTTTAATTCCTTTAATATTAATTTGTTCTATTTTAAAATTATCTGTTTTATCTTCCATACTATCATAGAGTACATCTTTCCAATCTTTCATAAATTTAATCGGGTTTTTACACCCCCTTTAGTTATTTAACTTATTAACCATTCTTTACATTCTTTTAATGTAGACGACATAAATGGTCTATATACGCAATTAGTATTTAATCCGAATACAACACTCCAAACTTGATTTAATTTAACATCGTAAGGTTGATATATTAAATTCCCTTCAATTTCTTTACCAGTTAAATTATCTATTCCTTTAAATTTATAATTACCTTTTATTATTTTAGTGATTTTCATAATATATTTGTTTTGTTCTGTCTTATTTACACTACAAATATATAAATTATATTTGTATTACACAAGTAAAATTACAATTATTTTTAAAATATTTGTAAAATATTAAATAAAATGAGGTTTTTACACTAAAAAGGGATGCTCTGGTTTGCTCCGCAACGACCAAGTTTAAAAAGCTAACAGTTACACCCCTTTTAAAATAAAGTTATTTTTAAAAATTAAATAAAGTTTGGTTTTAAGTAGTTATTTAATCCTTTAAAAGACTCGTTTACAAAGCCTCTTCTCCCTAATTTAAAGTTATTCTTGATCCAATTTGAAGACGGAGAAAGTGCGGGATAGTTAAAATAAAAGAAATCATCACTTGAACACATGTCAAATAATGCTTGGTGTGAGTCTCCTTTTTTAAATATAACTAAATCAGCTTTTTTATAGATTGAGTTTTGTTTACAGTACTGATCTATTTTTTCAGCACCTTTTAAATCTAAGGTAGGTTTAAACCCGAATTTTAAACTCTTATCATCTTTACCATGTGAGATTATAAAACAGATATCCCCCACGTAGTAATGATTTATAAATTTTCTGTGATTGGTAACCTTTACATTTTTAAACTGTAATTCAGCTATCTGCTTAAACGCTTGGTTTACAAAGTACCCAAATGCCCCCGCATGATTATCATTACAAATATTATTAAAATGAATCTCATCGTAATAATTTATTAAACCATGTAAAATTCTTAATCTAAACTCTAAAGCATTATCGAAACTTTGTTCGTTTGTCATGTTCTGAGGCAATGAATGTCCTCCTCTGGTAGTTTGAGCGTTAAACCCATCTAACAAATCCCCTAATTCGTCTATATATAGTATGGTACTTTCTTTCTCTTCTAAAGTTTTAGAGATTATAATATCTGCAGATTTAAAAAGCTCGTCTTTATTCCAAGTATTTTGATACATTGTATTTTTATCTGCATCTGTATCCATTCCTACATGAACATCTGTAATCGTTAAAGAGTCGAAATCTTTTGTAGAGTTAAAATATGGTATTTGTTTTTGCTCAATTGGAACAATGTACTTATTAATTATTTTAGTAAAATCGAAACTATCTACAACCTTACCAATATTTTCTTTTTTCGGTGCATATTGTACCCATTGCTGACCCGTAGTTTTTGAAGTAGAAACCTTTATAACCTCAAAGTTTTCTGGGATACCTATTGGCTTGGCTTGTAGCTTTTCAACACTTGATAAAATATTGCCATTTTTATCAAACTTCTTTAAGGTTTCAACAAACTTTCTTTTTCTGGGTTTTATTCTTTTACTTAAAACAAGCTCCCAATCATCTTCTTTTATAACATAACGAGCGCTTGAACGCCCATACTCATTCTCTTTAACTTCTAAATTTAATAAACTTGCTTCTTTGCTTGTTAATCTTTTTCTAAGCTTCAAATTTTATTTTTTAATAATTACCTTACTTGCTATCTTTTCAGCACTTCGACCAATAACATAGCCTCCGATACCTAATTGTAACAAGTTCCAGAATTCATCTTCTAAAGGCGGAATAGGTAATCCGAATAAGGGTGCTATAAATTTTACATAAATAACAATAAACCCAAAAGCTAACATTAATATAGGTCTCCAGCTTCTTTGTAACGAATTCCCATTAGCCTCTGCTAAAATTACTTCTGTTTGTAGCTTTTGTAATTGTAGTTGTTGCTCTTTAAGTACTTTAAGCATTTCATTTTTTGCGTGTAAACGCTCTTCGTCCGTAGTAAATAAATTATCAATTACTTTTGATATTTCTCCGATTACTCCAGAACTAAACCAATTTAATATTTTATTCATTCCCCCATCTTACTTGAAACTGAAAGAAAAATAAAAACACATTAATCTCTGAATAATCAAATTCTTTATCTGGTTGATAAAATTGCCAACCGCACATCATAGAATTTGGTACTAATATTATTAAATTTATCTCGCTCATATTTATTTTTAAATTACCAACGTGCTTTTTTTCTTCTTATATCATAGTGACAAAAAGTTGCGTATGCAGATAATCCCCCTTGCAATAACTCCCCTTCATTAATTAGTAAATCAATTAATTCAAATGTTTCTTGAGGTGTTACTCCTTCTATAACAATATCTGAGGCTTTACCTAATTTATGCTGACTATTTTTCGAGCCTTTTACAACGTTATCGTTATAATCTGGACAACGATAACCGCTATTTATTTTGATTTGATTACCTATGATATTTCTTAAAAATTGTAATTGATTTGCTAACTTCTGTATATTGTAAAAAACCTCTTCTGGCATCTCGCATCCACAATTACAAGTAAATTCTGATTTACTAAAGTTTTTGCTTATCTTCAATTTTTATTCTTTTTAATCCTATAATTTTTAAAATAGTGTAAACAATAGAGACAACTAAAAGAGTTAATTTTAGCCATTGCTCAACATTACTAAAACTGACTGTAAAAGTTAGAAAATTTATAAACGCTATTTTAATATCTTGCATTTCCACAATTAGAATTTATATTCTTGATAGTCTAATCCCATAAATTGGTGTACTCCTTCGCCCGTTGGTATATCTACGGATTTAGCTCCCCATCCCGTTGGATCAGTATCTAAATCATACCAAACCGCATCGACACAATATTTTTTTGATAAAACTGCAGGATGTTCTTTGCCCTCATCATCGATATAAGCCTCTTCTAAAATGATATGCCCTAATTCTACGATAGCAAATTTGAACTTTGGAATTTTGTTCCCTTCGTCATCTTCTGTAAAAAGAGCGTTGTATTTAGTATCAAACGTTTTCTTGCTTGTAAACTCGTATTTTGCAATGTTAAATTTCATAATTTTATTTATTATATTGTTGTTAATGCTTGTAATTCGCTATTTGATAACCTTGTGTTATAAAGTTTTAAATCATTTGATAAACAATCACTCGGTCCGATGGCGGTATTCCCTAATTGTATTCTATTTGTAGCTGGAACTGTGCAAGATGTATCGGTAGTACCTATTTGAATAGCATCAATAAAAAGTGCAGTATTATTATTAGCATAACCCATTGCCATTTTATGCACTCCTTTTGTAATATTTGTTTTAGTAAATGATGCTTGTAATACTCCACTTAAATAAATTTCTCCAACTAAATTACCAGTTGCACTTTTTGAAAAATAAATAGTATTACCAAAACTACCAGCATCTATATTTAAAATATTTTCATTTGCAGTTGCAACAGTTGTTTTTACATTTATTTCCCAATATACAGTACCCTCTGTTTGTCCTATAACACCGCTTATAGGTATTTGACCACAAGATTCAGCTAACCTTGTAACTCCCGCCGACTCGCCATAATTAGGCATGTAACTTGTAGCGTAAGATTTTTGTTCTAATTGCGCTCCGAATATGTAAACTCCCGAAGTTCCGTTTCCATTGTAGGTTTCATTAGAAATTGCCAACCCTATATATATAGCTGATATTGTAACAGCTGAGTTAGACGTTAATGATAACTTATACCAACCATCTGAAACTTCCTCATAAGAACCAACCCCAGTTGCACTTGTAAAAACCTTTGTGGTAAAATCAAAAAAACCAGTAACAGTACCCAAATCTAAATAAGCCTTTCTATTCGTTCCTATTGGCTTAAAAAAAGCAGATATTGTATGTATTGCTGAAGGGCTACTTATTGAAACAGACATTCTATGCTGACCAGTACCACTATTCTCAACCAACTTGAAAGCACCTAAAGGACTATCTGAACTTGGCGAGGCGAAACCTTGTACTTCTTTTACTGAAACGTTGTCTAAGTCAAAAGAGTTTGAAGTTGAATTTGCATAAAAAGCTAAAGTGGTTTGCGTAGATGACATTGTGAAAGTTGTTTCATAACTCCCATTTGGTCGCACAATATAAGATACTCCTTCGTAATTTGAACTACCCTGTGAATTACCAATCCAAATACTCGAATTAGTAGTGTTAGATATATTAAAAGTTAATCTGTAAGTAATACCAATAGTTAATGTTACATTTTGGAATATAGGACTGTTATTATTGGTGCCGGGACTAACATAACTTGCAACACCGCTACCGATACTCCACCCCGTTCCCTTAGTCCAACTCGTATCACTTGCAAAATCTCCATTTACAACCTTTTCCGCTCCCGCAGTACTTGGGTCTCCTTGAATAGTAGCACCGTTCTTTGTCCAATAACTTTGACCAAACGCTTCTGAATATCGTATTAGGTTTGTAGATTGAGGCTCTAATAACATAGCACCTTTAGTATTCCCTAAATAATCCACTCTTGGAATTCCGTTTTCTACCTTTTCAATTAATCCCGCTTTGTTTATTCTTGTAGCGGTTGAAGATCTTGAGGTCGTAAAAGGTAAAGGTTTGAAATTTGCATTCTCATCATTATAAGCAAGAATAGAATCCTTTTTTGCTCCCCATTTACCATCACCAAATTTTAATGTATTTGCCATATTAGTATATTGTATAATTAAGTGCTAATGCCATAGCGTTGAATGAAGTAAAACTTGTTAATGTTTCTATTTCTAAATCTGTTAAAGCGGTGTTGTAAACTCTTAGGTCTTTTGTTTTTCCAAAAAATGGAAACCCACCACCACCATAACTTGCGTTTATTTGATTAAGTCCCGAAAGAGATATTGCATTCGTATTTACTGCAACTTTCAAACCATTTACCCATAAAGCAATATCATTTGATTTATATTTTATAATTAATTTATTAAAGTTTGCTTGCTCTAAAAAAGACATTCCATAATTTAAAATTTTTACTCCCGACGAACTAAATATATCAACTACAATGCCCGAGTTTGCATAATACATACTTACCGCGTTACTGTTTGAGCCATTACTTAAACTCCATATACTCGACCCCGTTTGCCCTTGGTTTAATCTTGAAATTTCAAGATAAAAAACACCCTCTGAATCGTTTATATAAGCGCTAACCCCCGTATTATTAGCAGTTTCTGTATTTCGTGTTACACTTGTTCCCGTAGTTGGTATGTACGAAGAACTAAATACCGAACTCGGTTCATTTTGCACCCCATAAATCAAAATACTTTCGTTCCCCGTTGGGTCACGTATTCCGTAATTAACAACAGAACCACTTGTAACGTTTAACGTAAACCTAAGCCATCCGTTACCATAGCTAATTCCGTCGGTTGCAGTTGCGCTTCCCGATAATTGGCTCAATGTACCATCTTTATTCCAACGAGCATTCCCAACACCATCCACAGAAATGAAAAATTTTCCCGTATTCAAATTCACATCCTTAGCGAAAAATGATAATGAACCCGTAGTAATTCCCGTCCTATAAATAACCCCCGATACTGATACTGACGTTGTCAATTTATCAGCATTTAAACTCCCGTCGGGTGAAATTCCTAAATTTGCGATAATACTACAATTCGATTTAGACCAATAAGCATTGTCTATTTCTTGAGAATAATTAACGCTATTAGTTCTTTGAGGCTCTAAAAGTAAACTCGGACATCCCGAATCTGTATAATCTATTCTTGGAATGTTAGAGCCTACACCCTCTATTAATTTATCTTTGTTTATTCTTGTCGCAGTTCCCGTCCGTCCAAAAGTAAAATCACCACTACCATCTGAAGGTAATACTGAATAGACTTTATTCGTTCCGTATCCACTCGGAATTAATGCTATTGTTGGTTTAGTTGCCATAATTAATTAAAATTTGTTGTTATTCCTATATGGAAAATATCATCTGAAACGCATTTCTTTGCTTCTAAAACTCCACTATCTGCAATGATTCTATCTTGCATCTTAAATTGACTACCAAATAAATCTGGTTTACTTCCTACTGATCCCGCAGTATCTAAAGAGTTACCCCACCAAGTACTATTATAAATCTCGTTTGCCATGTTATTTTTTACTTTTTACTTTGGTTAAATACGTTTTTAAACGATTTATATTAATTTGTTTTGGTTTATATGTTGCACTCATTATAAAACCCAGCCAGAAGGATTAGTATTTTTGTTTGGATCAACATCCGCCCCCGAATTATTCGTATATTCTGGAAACAAATTGTTATTAAAACACATATAATCTACAAATCGTCTCGTATAATATTCCGCAAAATCTCTTTCTTTTTGTACTAAATAATCAACATCGTCTTTACTAACAGTCTCAGAGTTTTCCGAAGTACCTTTAAAAATTCCTCCAGATTTAATTCTAAATGCTGAAAATGGTAAAAATTCAACCATTGCGAAGTGGATTAAAAGGGGCTGTATATAATCGACAACAAGGGATAAATAATTCCCCGTTAAACCATCAACGCTAATTATATCCGCAGATATTTTATCATATAATTTTGAACCTAAAAAAGATTTTACATGAATTTCTTGTGCGATTTTCACATATTGAATAAAAAGATCCGTATCGGTTGAACCCGAGATGATACTATTCTTCACTAAATCCGTTCTACTAATAAATAATGCAGTTGCCATATTATCTTTTATTTACAAATCCGTTATTAGGCATGTCAA